GATTTAGTAAAAGAGATGGATAATCAAATAAAATCAGATTCTTTAATCATTGTAAAGAAAGATGAACAGATTGGATTGTTAAAGGAAAGAGATGTAGCTAATGAGAAGTTGGTAGACTTAGTTGAACCAAAGTGGTACGAACACAGATACCTTTGGTTAGTAATTGGGTTTATAGTAGGAAAGATATAATGAAACCAGGACAATTAAAAGAGGTAATCAAAAGTGAATATAAGAAATGCGCTAAAGACCCTATATACTTTTTAAAAAAGTATTGTGTTGTCCAACATCCAATAAAGGGTAAAGTTCCATTTCATCTTTGGTCTTATCAAGAACAGTCACTTAAAACATTTGAAGAGCATAGGTTTAACATTATTCTGAAAGCTAGACAGTTAGGTTTATCTACGTTATCGGCCGGATACTCCCTTTGGATGATGACATTTCATCAGGATAAAAACATATTAGTGATTGCTACCAAACAAGATACTGCTAAGAACTTAGTTACAAAGGTTAGGGTGATGCACGCTAACTTGCCAAGTTGGTTAAAACAAAAATGTACGGAAGATAACAAATTATCTCTACGATATAACAATGGTTCACAAATAAAGGCTGTTTCTAGCGGCGAGGATAGTGGTCGTTCTGAGGCTTTGTCTCTTTTGATATTAGATGAGGCTGCTTTTATTGATAAGATTGAACCGATATGGGCTGCTGCTTCACAGACACTATCTACTGGTGGACAATGTATTGCTCTATCTACACCAAATGGTATAGGTAATTGGTTTCATAAGACTTGGGTTGGCGCAGAAGATGGAACAAATGATTGGAACTTTATTAGATTACATTGGAACTTACATCCCGAAAGAAATGATGAGTGGAGAGCTGAACAAGATAGACTTTTAGGTCCTTCCTTAGCGGCTCAAGAATGTGATTGTGACTTCTTAACTTCTGGACAAACTGTTATTGATGGTGTAATCTTAGAAGAGTATAAACAAATACACGCTCAAGACCCATTGGAGAAGAGAGGTGTTGATAGTTGTCTTTGGATATGGCAACCAGCAAACTATACTAGAGATTATGTACTAAGTGCTGATGTTAGTAGAGGAGATGGTTCGGATTACTCTGCATTTCACGTGATGGATATAGAAACGATGGAACAGGTAGCAGAATACAAAGGTAAGATGTCAACAAAAGATTTTGGAAACTTATGTGTAAACACAGCAACAGAATATAATAATGCTTTGTTGGTAGTAGAGAACAACAATATAGGTTGGGCTACACTACAACAATGTATTGATAGAGGTTATCAAAACTTATTTTACACAAGTAAAGATTTAAAGTATGTGGATACAGAACACCAAATAAATAATCGATATAGAAATCAAGATCGTAATATGGTGGCTGGATTTAGTATGACAATGAAGACTAGACCATTGGTTATAGCTAAATTAGAGGAATATTTCAGAGAAAAGTCAGTAATTGTTCGTTCAAATCGATTAATTGATGAGTTGTTTGTATTTATATATAACAACAATAAAGCTGAAGCGATGACAGGATACAACGATGACTTAGTGATGAGTTTCGCTCTTACTCTTTGGGTAAGGGATACTGCATTGAGACTGAAAAACGAAGGAATAGAATTAACTAAAAAAACTTTAGGTGGTGTAGCATCGCAGATGTTACCACAAAAACCAACCAATCAAAATAATTCTTGGGAAATGGAAACAGGTCCCAATGGTGAAAAAGAATCATTAGATTGGTTACTTAACTAAGAGGCACAAAAATGGCAGATAAAGATTTATTTTCAAGACTAAAACGATTGTTTTCAACAAACACCATCGTTAGAAATATAGGTGGTAGGAAACTAAAAATAGTCGATACAGGACAATTACAATCAAGTGTCCAAACTAATTTAGTAGACAGATATACTAAACTATACTCTACTACACAAAATATGGGGTACAACGATCAATTGTATCAACAGCAGTTAAGATTGGGATTATTTAGAGATTATGAATCTATGGATTCCGATTCTATCATATCTTCTGCTCTTGATATTTATTCAGATGAATCTACAATGAAAAATGAGTATGGAAAAGTGTTAGATATCAAAACTGATAATGACCAAATACATGATATACTACATAACCTATTTTATGATATTATAAATATAGAATTTAACCTATGGCCTTGGATTCGTAATATGGCTAAGTATGGTGATTTCTTTTTGCAATTAGAAGTGGCTGATAAGTATGGTATTACAAATGTAACTCCTATGTCTGCTTACGATGTAGCTAGATTAGAAGGACACGATCCTGAAAATCCACAAAATGTGCAATTCATGTTGACTCCACAAGGTGATAGTAATAAACATAGTGCTAGAAATCAAGAAACACAGACATTTGAAAACTATGAGGTAGCTCACTTCAGACTTCTGTCAGATTCTAATTATGTTCCCTATGGTAAGTCTATGTTAGAGGGTGGTAGAAAAGTTTGGAAACAGGTTACCCTAATGGAAGATGCTATGTTGATACATAGGATTATGAGAGCTCCTGAAAAGAGAGTATTTAAGTTGGATATTGGAAACATTCCACCAGCAGAAGTTGACAATTACATGCAACAGGTAATCAATAAGATGAAAAAGGCTCCTGTTATTGATGAAAAGACAGGTGACTATAACCTTAGATATAACATACAGAACTTAACAGAGGATTTCTTCTTACCAGTTCGTGGTGGAGATAGTGGAACATCTATTGATAGTCTTAGTGGTTTAAGTTATGATGCTGTTGACGATATTGAATACCTAAAGAATAGATTACTTGCATCTTTAAGAGTTCCAAAGGCTTTCTTAGGATATGAAGAGGGATTAGGTTCTAAAGCTACGTTAGCTGCTGAGGATGTTAGGTTTGCTAGAACGATTGAAAGAATACAAAGAATCGTTGTTAGTGAATTAACAAAGATTGCTGTTGTTCATCTATACTCACAAGGGTTTAGAGACCAAGAGCTTGTAAACTTTGACTTAGGTTTAACAAATCCATCTACAATTTACGAACAGGAAAAGATTGAGTTGTGGAATAACAAAACATCATTAGCTGAATCTATGGTTAGGGATGGTTTAGTATCTTCTGAATGGATTTACAAAAACATATTTAACTTCACAGACGACCAAATCAAAGAAAATGATGAACAGATAATCTTTGACTATAAGAATAAGTTTAGAAGACAACAGATTGAAGCTGAAGGTAACGATCCTGCTAAAAGTGGTGAGTCACAAGGAACACCATCAGATTTAGCTATGGGTAGAACTGGTCATGAGTTAGATGATGAGGGTGGTTCAGAAGAAGGTGGACAGCCAGGTGCGGGAAGACCTAAAGAACCAAATAAATATAGTAAAACAAATATAGTAAAGATAGTGGTGTGAGAGGTAGAGATCCGTTAGGAGCGCATGACAAAAAGATGGCTTATGGTGGAACTGCTACAAAACATTATGAAAATTTATTCAAACACTTAGGCGATAATGGTAAAGAGTTGATTTCAGAGGCTAGAGAGCTAGAAGATGAATATAAATCAGAAGTATCTTCCCTTAATACTAAGAAAAACTAAGTAATCATATATTTATATATGAAGAATTATATAAACGATTGGAGTATAATATGAGTTCAAAGACAAAACACTCAAAAATCCGTAACACAGGTATCTTATTTGAGTTGTTGACAAGACAAATTACAGTTGATGTCCTTAATAATGATAAAAAAGGAGCAGCTGCTAATACATTAAAGGAATTTTTTAATAAGAATACTCAATTAGGAAAAGAGTATGAATTGTATAGAGTTTTGACTGTAGAAAATTATACATCTGAAATAAAAGCTAATCATTTAGTAGATGCTGTAGTAAAAGCTCGTCAAAAACTAAATGGCTCTCAGTTAAAAAGAGAAAAATACAATCTAATAAAAGAAATAAAGAAAAGTTATGATATAAATGACTTTTTTATGGCTAGGATTCCAAACTATAAAGTAAATGCTTCAATATTCAAAGTCTTTGATTCTAATACTGATGGAAATCCAGCATCTGAAGTAGATAGT